AGAACTGAGTGGGTTAACAGCCACTCAGGAGGCCCATAAATTGGGAAGAGCTACTGTTAAACCAAGCTCCACAAGCTTTCTATTTGGTGATGAATTTCATACGGAGGAAGTGGATATCTTGGAATACCAGGAAAAATACTACAATCAAGGTGGAAACACCTATGAAGGAGGATTTGATCTGGGGATATGGAAATATCCCTTGTTTCTCCTCATGCTGATGAATACAGTCAGCGCTGAAACGCAAGATGCGTCAGTAATTGTAGCAAACTCGTTAACGTGGCTTGTCTATGCATTGACATTTGCCATAATCTTTGGGTGTGTAATGATTTATTTTTTAATAAGTCTTGCACTAAAACAGTGTAGAGGATGTAGAAAATTCTCCGCTAGAGAGTATAAATCTCTTAAGAAAGAGCTTAAAAAGAACAAAAAAGGTTTGTTAGGTGAGTATGCCAGGATAACACAAGTTGTCGGCACTGAGTATATTGCAACTAAGAATGAACTATATATATATGGAGCATTCATTGCACTTATGACACTCATAAATCCCTTTAAACTTTTGTCAAAAGTTCCACAACTCTTTCTTCAACCCCAAGGTTTTAGACAAGACGCCAATCGTGCCGGAATGTTTACCACCGGCATATTATCCCTTATAATTTTGTTGGGAGCACCGATCCTTGGTGCGAAGAAAATTATGACATATTTGGGACCAATCCTAGATGTGTTAAAGCAACTCCCCGCGGCAACGTGGATTCTATCATGGTTAAAGAAATGGTGGAATGGGGATGTAGAGTTTGAAGACTTACCCCAAGATGTATTTGAGTTGCGTAGAGAATGCGATAGGCAGAACCTCGAGGATGATGAGCAAGATGCTCTCGCTGAGGTCAATGCTTTGAAGGAGAAACTTCAAGAAGCCACTAATCGCATGAGCCCTCACGCGCCTCCTCCGTTAACTCCGGAAGAAAAGGCAAATAATGTGAGGATTCAACAAAAAGTAGCCGCCGCGAAAAAAGCAGTTCCTTTTGTTAGTTCTGAAAATGTAGTCATTGAAGAGGATGATGATTCTGAAGAGATCACTATCCCTGTAATCCAACATGAAATGGTTGATGTTTTGACTACTGAAGAAAAAGATATAATAGAAGCAACTGAGGATTCCCTGAGAAATTCCAATCTGTTTAATTCTACACCCTTGTTTAAAAGAATTGTAGAGGAACCTTCAACACCATTGCACGAACAAATTCGTGAGGTATGGGAAAAAATTGAAGATGATATGGAAGCGGAAGGTTCTCCAAAGAGAACCCGCGGTTTGACTATGAACGGACAGGCCCATGATGAAACAAAACCAGGAACTCATCAAGAGATCATGGAATATATTTCAGCAAGAATGGAAGGAACTTTCACAGCTGAAAATTTTCAAGCATGGAAAGAATGGATCTGGAATGAGGTAATAACTCTTCCAGCGGACTTTAAAGAGTACATCCATCCTGATCCGGAACGAGCACAAGAAGAAATGGGTGAGGCAGTGCAAGAAGCAATTGCTCCCATGTTCATTCCCGTAAAAGTAGACACTGGAAAAGGTGATTATTCGGTAAACATGGCTAGAATGGCAGAGGTTGGAAAAACCGCTGTTGGTTCAACCGTTGTTGAAAAAACTTTATGGGTCTACACCGGCGCAAAAGCCGTTGGGAATTACCTTTACAAAAGACGAAAAGTCATTGTTAAAGGTTTGCTCGTGCTTGCAATGATAAGTGCGATAAGAAGCTC